CCCACTGTGCTGCATCAACTGACCGACTCTTGGGCAGGTAATACTTAACCTGCCGTAGCTTGTCTGGGTTCGCCACCGCGATGTACTGCCTACCGGCGTCCCCGCCAAGGTATCGTAGACTTACAGGTAAGAACTCAGCTAGAAACTGATACCGGCTGGTATGCGCCCCGTCACCTGACCCATTGCGTACCTTGACTGTCTCTACATATGTCCCATCAGGTTGCACTTGGATGTCCCACACAATAGGCGACAGATTGTGTGTATCTACAATCGACGTAGGTATTCGGTCACGCCCATAGTAGGTGCGACCAAAGTCTGGGTCACCGTAACCGCCGTCGCACAAGGCGTAGCAGGTAGGTGATAACTTAACAATGTGTTCCCACTTACGATCTCGTCTGTGAGCAGGACGTAGGTCATCCTCCTTTTTGTGGTGCTTGCTGACCAGTGGCTTGGTGTCGTTGTACTTACGCTCGACGTGCCAGAACGAGTCCATTCCTTTTCTAAATGCCATTACCTTTTCCTTACATGTTGCTTGATTCAATGTGTACGACCTTGCCCGTATCGGGAGTCGCACGCTTGTTGTCCAGAACACACCACAGAGTCGGGCACTTCCATGTACCCCAGTCACCGAACAGGTGACCGTCTGTCAGTATGATCGTCGCTTGCGGGTTGATCTTGTGCTTGCCCATGTACTCGACAACACACTCGACATCGGTGCCACCACCGCCCCTGACCTCGGTGGACTTGACCAGCGTATCTAGCTCGTGCGTAGCGTATGACTCGTCACCCACAACTTCGTGGCCCCAGTACAGCACGCGAACCTTGTCGGGCTTGACCGTAGCGCAGATCGACTGAACCTCGGACAGAAACAGCGCGACAGCGTGATCGCTGATAGACCCTGACGTGTCAATGGCAAGCACAAGCTCATCGACTCTCTCGCTGATACCGCTGGGCAGGTACACACCGGCACCGATGTATCGTCGGTTGGGACGCTTCCATGTGGAGTAGTCGTTACCTGTACAGGTTGTCTGGATGAACTCGCGCAGTACCTCACGCCAATTGACCTGCGGTTGCATAAGCTCATCGAACCTGCGGTTGCCGTTAGCACCCAGCTTGCCAGCCATCATGCTGCCCTGACGTATTGCCACGTCGATGTCTTTCTCAAGCTCTTTGATCTCATCGTCTGACAGCTTGTTGGCTTCTTCCCAATCATGCTCGTCAAAGCCTTGGGCGGAAGACGTACCTTGTGGGTCACTACCACCTGACCCGTTAGGTGGAACTGGATTGCCGTTGCCGGTGGGTGGTTTGCCTCTGCCAGTGGGTGGTTTGCCCCGCCCCTTCTGCTCTTCTCTCAGCTTGTGGAAGATAGCAGCCGAGTCCATCCATGACCCATCGGGCTTGCGGAACTTCTCGTCATACAAACCTTGGTACTTGCCGGTGGGCATCTTGGCGAACCCATCCTCACGGTTGTCATCTATGATGGTGCCGTTGATGTAGTAGTCACATGCTTGGTTGGCTAGATCCGGGTCAATGTCGTACATCCACCTGTAAGTTGTTAGGTGGCGTAGTAGCTTGTGGCCCTCGTCTTCGTGCAGCGCAACAAAGCGAAGCTCGGCATCGGTCAGTGCATCGACCATCTCACGTCCGAACACCACATCGCGTCCATTGGTACATGCAGTCGGTACGTCATCGCTGACAGTCTTGGTGCCGATCATAAGAACACCAGCCAGTGCGATGTATCTGTCGTGCGCCGTGATGTCCACGATTGCCTTAGCGATCCGCTGCTCGGCGGTCAGTTGTTGGTTTAGTGCTAACATGTTGTCTCCTTACACCTTGTCCGCTGCGAACATGTAGTTGTTGTTCATAGCCCACTGTGTGAACTGCTTGTTCTGCATGACCATAGACTGCTTGGTCTTGTTGTACTTACTGGCCCGAACACCGTTGGCAAACAGACTCTGGAACTCAGTGCCGAGGCGCAGCATGTAAGTCATCCACGCATCCATCCACTCACGCTCAACCGTTGACAGTGAACGGAACACCACCATGCAGGTAGCTGATGCCGATGTCGGTATCTTGGCGTTCTCTGGATCAGTCTTGATCGACTCCAGTGTGGGTAGCTGGTCAGCCAGCTTGAGGAATGCCATGAAGTCCATAGCTGCGCGGGCACCGATAGTACCGATGAGTGCTGCGGTTAACGTGTCATCGTCAAGCCCATCACGGTTCTGCAATATGTCGCTCGCTGCATGTAGTGAACGTGGCGTACAGAACGCAGTCCGACCTGTTGCTTGTGGGTGAAAGATGTACTGGTTGTCATCTGGATTCGGCACATCACGGAAGTCTTGCATGACCTGCGGATTGTCTTTGACCCAGCCGAGTATCGTGTGATCGACACCGTTGCTGATGCCCCACTCCACCCAGTCCATAGCGTCGGGCTTCTTGGTCTCAACAACCGTCAGGCGGTTCAGTTGGTGTGGCAGTAACAAGTCACCCACACCCTCACTGCCGAGGTTAGTCGTGGCGAACACAATAGAGTCTTTGTGCAGTGTGTAGCTGCCGATCTTGCGCTCCAGCATCAAACGCATCAGGGCGTTCTTCACTGCGGGGTTGGCCTTACCTAGCTCGTCGATCATCAGGATGATGGGCTTGTGGTTGTGTACACCAAGCTCCTCGTTGGTCAGGTATGTCACATACCCCGAACCGTCATCCATCTTGGCGATGTTGGGGATCGTGATGTCACCCAAGTCCTTAGTCGTACCATCAAAGTAGCAGGGCATGTGGCTCGGCTTTGCCGCTGCGATCTCTTGCAGCATTGATGATTTACCAGAACCCATCGGCCCTTGGGCGAGGACTGTGCGGTGTGCACCAATACCCAAGATGAGACTGACAGTCTGATCGTTACCCAGTGCGTACATTGCTTGTGCATAGCTCATGGCTATCTCCTTTCGTTGTGTTTGTTATAGGTTCCTATAACTTTCGTTGTGGCTGGTACTAGCCTGTTGTGTGTACCCATTATACATAGTATTTCGTGTTATGTCAAAGTACTCAACGTCCCTAGATGTCTAAGGACGGTAAGTTGCGGATAATATCTTTGACTTCTTGGTGCTTCTCAAGACGTAGGCTCTCGCTGTTCTTGAGCGCGTCGGTGTTCACACCGTATAGCGTGTTCTCCAGTTGGTCAGCGATTGCGGTCATGCGAGTGTCGCCGGTCAGGTTGAAGTCACGCATCATGCGGATCAGATCAAGAGACGTATCGAACACACTGTCGTACAGCTTGTTGTACTTCTGATTACCTTGGGCATCTAGCTCATCCTTGGGCGATAGCTGACGCAGCACAGTCTCAAGGTTTTTCTTGAGCCGTTGGTAGATGTCGTTGGATACACCTTGTATCTGGGCACCGTAGAACTCGTCATACTCTTGCTTGAGTATTTCCTGCTGTTCGTTGGGTATGTCCAGAGCGAAGTGCCCAGACTCAGGTACCGGCTGCTTGGATAGCGCCCATCCGAACTTCCTGCGTATCTCGTCAACCGGCGGGTACTCGTTGTGATCGAACATGTTGCCTAGCTCTGCCATCGCAGTAGACGTACGCCACTGGTACGCATCCTCGAACAGCTTGTAGAGCCTCCAATACTCTTGCTCCAAACCTGTCATGTGGTTGATGTAGTCAAAGAACACAGACGTTGGTACGTAACGCAGTCCCATGTCAGACCACGGCGCAGTCATGGCATAGTGATCGTTGCGTGCATTGCCCACAAATTTCTTGAGATCCTCAAGCTCGGTGCAGCCAGCAAGCAGGTTCTTGTTGTAGTTGCCAGCCTTGGCAGACGCACCACTGTCACGAGCGATCTTGGCAGATGCTACCTTGTCTTTCTTGCGTGCTGTCCACGTTGAGATTCTCAGTTCAACCAATACGGCTGATGAACTGACGCTAGGTACGTTGGCTACGTCAGGCGTAGCGGTTAGTGATTGTTCCATTGGGAACTCCTTATCGTTGGTTTGTTATAGGTTCCTATAACTTTGGTTTAGTGAATCGTTTGCTTAGATCTGGGCAAATACTCTGAGTAGTCACCTGCTTCGGCCAATAGTTGATGCAAAGCATCGCGCACCGGCTTGGATGTACCAGCGAACTCGTCGCGGAAAGAGGGCCAATTGATCGGCCCATCATCTACTAACGGCGTATCAAAACTCTCATACACAAGCACCGCGCTTTTACGCAATGCCATGAGGTTGACGGTGCCGTATCGCGAACTGTCGAGATACTGAACATGGTTCTTGGTGTACACACGAGCCGCCATGTACTTAGGCCACAGACGGAACAGCGCATTGAGTCGAGACTGCGTGGTGCGCGACGGTGCTAATACCTTACGCCCGTTCACATCCTTCTCGTATCCGCCACAGGACACCCATAACTTCTTAACCCCATCTCGATTCGACATGGTGGCGATACGGTTGCCGTGCAGTAACAGGTCAAGGTCACGAGTGGTGGGGTTGACTGCTGACTCGGTGTTGCCCATTGCTTTGGTGTCGCCCTTGACGAACGCACCGATAACTTCTTTCTCTATCTTACGCATTGCTTTTCTCCTCTAATGCTGAATTGATTACATGGTCTGTGGGCATGTTGCGCCGTGCCTCGTAGTGCAGTCGCTCGTGCTTAACAATGAACTTAGCAATCCTGTTCACGTCAGCTTCGGTGTAAGTCCTTTTCCTTTCGCACGCCGCGTCGAGCAGGTCATCCCTAAAAATTATGGTCATGGTCACGATCATGCCGATACCGGCAACGATCATTAGTGGGCCGCAGAAACTGAACACCCAGTGCGTTGGCAGATCTGTGACGTAGTAGCTCCACGTTCCGTAGGCACCACCCAAAAGAATGACGGCACCTGCGAGGCTGAAGGACAAGAACTTGAGAAACGCGAGTAGGACTAGGAATAGTGTCTTTACTGCATCTGACATTGCTGTCTCCTGTTTTGTTGATGTGAAAGTTATAGGCTCCTATAACTTCTTGAATCGCCGGTTGTGTAGGTAGTTCTGTGTAACACAAAATTCTCCTTCCCTGACCGACAAGACCATTATCGCCCATATAACGTGTTATGTCAAGTAATGGTGTTTGGTGGTAGGGCGTGTAATGTAGCGTAATGTAACGCAATGTAACACCATGTGGGCCGGTAAGCCCTTGAATCTAAAGTAAAATCCCAATATAGCTTTTTTGGTGAAATTGAATGGGTCTCAGCGTTCGTGTGGGAAGAAGGTTACACTCGCAAAAGAAGCCCTCTTTTCCCCACCCTATATATATATTTTTATGAAAAAGATACATTACATATAAATATAGAAAAATAGTCTTTTTCGCATAGCGAGTTCGTGCTGTCTCGCGCCAGTTACCATTAGATACCACCAAACTAATGTAACATTTTGGCTTTGAAAAACGTTACATTAGGGGGACAAAGCGTTACAAACGATACAAAAGAAAGTTACAAAGCAAATTGGCAAAGTTATAGATTCCTATAACTTGTTATGCGTGGCACGCAACGCTACGGCAGGAACTGGCTTCAAAAGTTTGAGGCAAAAAAAAGCCCCTCCGAAGAGGGGCCGTTGGTTGGTTAGGACAGGCTGGCTCTGAATGCCGCCAGAAGATCCATTGATACCTTAACCGATTTGATATCCGGCTGATCGGCGGCGACAATTTGCTTTTCCATTGTCTCACACATCGGGATCAATTTTTGGCTCAGGGTCTTTGCTTTGCGCTGGGTGTCGCGTGGCTCGGCCTGCAATTTTTTCAGTGCCTTGTATAGGTCGCCGCATCGTGCGCCGATCTTTTGCTGCGCCAGTTTGCGCTGTCCTTTCTGGGCCTCATTCAACCCCGACATTTCGGCGCGAGTGTAGGCCAACAATTTGCGCTCGGTCACGTTGAACGATGCGACGATTGCCGTTTTCACTTCGTCGAACATATCGCCCGACGCGCACTCGGACGCCTTGAACGCGGTGTAGGGCAGGCCAGTCAGCGATAGCTTGGCTACCAGTGAATCGCCCTTGTTGGCATTGTTGCCAATGGCCGTGATGATCGCGCCTTGTTCGTTGGTGATGTGTAAGTAGGTCATAACTTTTCTCTTTCGTTGTTTAAGTTGTTTAGTTGATTGATTCAACTGGTACCCAGTCTACAGCATAACGTGTTATATGCAAGTATTTCGTGGTTTTTGGTGGTTTGTTATAGGATCCTATAACTTTCAAATACCACCCCACCCCTACCCCCCGCTTGACACAACGGGACTCCTCACGTCCTATGTATTACTAATCTACTCAAATAATCCCTATCTCCAGCAATTTGCCTACCTTTCTTGAGGCCGTTCCCTACTAATCCGCACACAGGAAACCCCCCACCCCAAAAATAAAAGTCCCAGCAAAAAATTTTTTGTTTGTCAAGGGGCTGAAATACCGGGTTTGAGGTACCCCCGTGCGTGCCGCGCAACCCATTGATTATATTGGGTTATTCGGTTATTCGGTTATTCATGCCCCCGGCACACCCAGCACGTAAATATTTGTAGAAAATTTGGTTACACAGAAACACATACACTGGGGTGTCCACAAAATCACATATATAGCGTTTTGGACTTTTTGGACTTTTCATTTGTTTGTCCTCCGTGGTTTTTGGTGTATATTCGCGCCAACGGCCACTAGCCAGCGATACAATCCGTGCCTATGACTTTGTTCGTCGAACCTGAAATCGGTGTACCCCTTGCGGAGGACGTACCCAACGTAGATTTGAAGGGGCGTGCGGAGGCTGCGTGCAATACGGCGTTGCAATTAGCTGAACATGGATTAGATTTAGAGCCTACGGCAGAAGATGAAGATACCGCTGCGAGACTTGCTATCGCTTACGCTGACGATCCTGAGAAAACTTCTAAGAAGGTTACTGCAAAGAAGGCGGCGAAACTTACCCCTGCCTCCATTGTTTTAACTAACAACATCCTACAAGAGTTCGGGCATTCTGTTGCAGAGAGCGCAACGCAGATCAGATACCTAGTCACCAACAAACTGTTGTTAGAGTCAGAGAACGACGACCCACGCATACGCATACGTGCGTTGGAACTTCTGGGTAAGATCTCAGACGTAGGTTTGTTCGCGGAGAAGACAGAAGTCACGGTTACACACCAGTCTACGGAAGATCTACGTAACAAGTTACGAGGTAAATTGGAGAAGCTGGTACAGCCGGTAGACGACATAGCAGAGGGCGACTACGAAGATGTAGTGCTTGATGGCTCAGTGTTGAATATAGAAGAGACATTTGGTCTTGAAGAATACGATGATTGAAGCTGTTCCCGATTTTAGCGAGGACGAAGTTCAGAACATGCTGGATAACCTCGACGTTTTTTCTGATGACGAGGTTGTAGAGATAAATCGCATCGTCGATGAGCTTGCAGCACGGCAGGCTAACCAAGCGGCGTACGACGACCTCATAGAATTCTGCAAACGTATGCAGCCGGATTACATTGTGGGTAAGCACCACCGCATTTTGGCTGATATGTTGATGGACATTGAGAAAGGCAAGAAGGATCGTATCTGCGTCAACATCCCACCACGCCACGGTAAGTCCCAACTTGTCTCTATCTTTTTCCCAGCGTGGTTTTTAGGACGAAATCCCGGCAAAAAGGTGATGATGGTGTCGCACACCACTGACTTGGCTGTGGATTTTGGTCGTAAGGTGCGAAATCTTATCTCTACGGAGGCGTATCAGGCCATTTTCTCTACCGTACAGCTTGCAAGCGACTCAAAATCGGCTGGTAGATGGAATACCAACGTCGGTGGCGAGTATTATGCGTGCGGTGTTGGCTCTGCACTGGCTGGTCGCGGTGCTGACTTGCTGTTAATTGACGATCCGCACTCAGAACAAGACGTAATCAACGGTAATTTCTCTGTTTTTGAGAAAGCGTACGAGTGGTTTACGTTTGGTGCCCGTACTCGTCTGATGCCGGGGGGTCGTGTTGCCATAATTCAGACTCGATGGCACCAAGATGACCTGACTGGACGTGTTGTGCGTGATATGACGCAAAATGACAGGGCGGATGAGTACGAGATAGTCGAATTTCCTGCGATACTGGAGATTGAGGACGAAGAGACAGAGGAGATCGTCGAGAAACCCCTCTGGCCTGAGTTTTTTGACCTAGAGGCGCTGCTACGGACTAAGGCGTCCATGCCGACATTCCAGTGGAACGCGCAGTATCAGCAGACACCCACAGCGGAAGAGGCTGCGCTGGTCAAGCGGGAGTGGTGGAACACATGGGATCAGGATAATCCACCGTCATGCGAGTACATAATCATGTCGCTCGACGCGGCGGCAGAGAAACACAACCGCGCTGACTATACGGCGTTGACTACGTGGGGCGTGTTCCTGCACGAAGAGTACAACGCCTACCACATCATCCTGCTCAACAGTATAAAGGAGCGGTTGGAGTTTCCAGAGCTGAAAGAAATGGCGATGGAGGAGTATGCCGAGTGGGAACCCGATGCGTTTATCGTGGAGAAGAAATCGTCAGGCACGGCGCTGTATCAAGAGATGAGGCGTATGGGACTGCCTGTTTCAGAGTATACCCCTCACAGGGGATCAGGTGATAAGTTAGCACGTTTGAACTCAGTATCTGATATTGTTGCGTCTGGTTTAGTATGGGTTCCCCCCACACGCTGGGCGGAAGAGGTGATCGAAGAGATAGCAGGGTTTCCGTTTATGAGCCATGATGACTTGGTTGACTCTACAGTCATGGCACTTATGCGCTTCAGGCAGGGTGGGTTTATACGACTACCGACAGATGAGCCTGAAGAACAAAGATACTTTAAGTCGCGGCGGGGCGGCTTCTACTAGAGACAGATTATGGCTATAGAAAAAGGTTTATACGCTGCACCACAAGGCATAGAAGATGACGAGACTGCCGGTCTGGAAATCGAGATCATAGATCCAGAGATGGTCACTATGAGCGACGGCAGTGTAGAGATCACACTCATACCCGACGCAAACATTACAGATGTCATGTCGTTCGACGCCAACCTAGCAGAAGCATTGGATGACGGACAGCTTAACGAGTTAGCGGATGAGCTGGTTGGGTTAGTAGATGCTGACATCGACAGCCGCAAAGATTGGGCGGATACGTTCGTTAAGGGTTTAGATGTGCTGGGCTTCAAGTACGAAGAGCGTACTGACCCGTGGGAAGGCGCGTGCGGTGTGTACTCTACAGTCCTCGCCGAAGCCGCTATCCGCTTTCAAGCCGAAACAATGTCCGAGACGTTTCCAGCCGCTGGCCCTGTACGAGTCAAGATCATCGGGGAAGAGAATAAAGACAAGGAAGAAGCGGCAACCCGCGTAAAAGCGGATATGAACTACGAACTCACCGAGCGCATGGTGGAGTACAGACCAGAGCATGAGCGCTTGCTGTACAGCCTTGGTCTGGCTGGCAGTGCGTTCAAGAAGGTGTACTTTGATCCGAACATAGGCCGACAGGTCGCCATCTACATTCCCGCTGAAGACGTGGTTGTGCCTTACGGTGCCTCACACGTAGAGAGCGCAGAACGTGTTACGCACATCATGCGTAAGACCAAAAACGAGTTGAAGAAGCTACAGGCTGGTGGGTTCTACCGAGATGTAGATTTGGGCAGTCCGCAGCCCTACCACACCGATATTGAGAAGCGTAAGGCTGAAGAAGGTGGGTACTCACTAACAGACGATGACCGCTACTCTTTATACGAAGTGCACGCAGACTTGGTTATCGAAGGTGTCGATGAGGACGACGATGAGATCGCCAAGCCATACGTGGTGACGTTGGAGCGGGGTACAAATGAGATCCTAGCGATACGCCGAAACTGGAACCCCGATGACTCGTTGATGCTGAAGCGCCAGCATTTTGTGCACTATGTGTATGTGCCCGGATTTGGCTTTTATGGGCTGGGTCTTATTCACATCATAGGGGGGTACGCTAAAGCCGGAACGTCGCTGATACGGCAACTGGTAGACGCTGGCACGCTGGCTAACCTGCCGGGGGGTCTGAAAGCTCGTGGGTTGCGTATTAAGGGTGATGACACGCCGATTGAACCGGGAGAGTTTAAAGATGTAGATGTACCGTCAGGTAGCATTCGCGACAACATCATGCCGCTCCCATACAAGGAGCCAAGCCAGACTCTGTTAGCCCTGCTCAACCAGATTACAAATGAAGGTCGTCGTCTGGGCGCTATTAGTGACATGAACATCTCGGATATGTCGGCTAATGCTCCGGTGGGCACTACACTGGCCTTGTTAGAGAGAACTCTCAAGCCAATGGCAGCAGTGCAGGCCCGTGTACATTATGCCATGAAGCAGGAATTTAAACTGCTCAAGGCGATTATGTCGGAACATGCGCCAGCAGAATACGCCTACGAGCCGATGCGTGGCGAAGTGACCGCTCGCGTGACAGACTATATGGCAGTTGATGTCATCCCAGTCAGTGACCCGAACAGCTCTACGATGGCTCAACGTGTTGTGCAGTACCAAGCAGTGTTGCAGATGGCTCAGTCAGCACCACAGATCTACGACCTACCACAGTTACACAGGCAGATGATTGAAGTATTGGGCGTTAAGAACGCCGACAAACTTGTCCCAACAGAGGACGATGCAAAACCGACTGATCCAGTCAGCGAAAACATGGATGCTTTGGTTGGTAAGCCTATGAAGGCATTTATCTACCAAGACCATGAAGCGCATATCGCAACGCACCAAGCGTTTATGCAAGACCCACAGATCATGCAGATGATCGGGCAAAACCCTCAAGCGAAGCCGATTATGGCAGCGTTACAGGCGCACATTGCAGAACACCTCGGCTTCAACTATCGCAAGCAGATGGAAGAGAAGCTGGGCGCACCGCTACCACCTCCGGGTGAGGAGCTACCTGAACAGGTCGAGGTCAATCTGGCTCGTCTGGTCGCTGATGCAGGTAAACAACTTACACAGCAGCACCAGCAGCAAGCAGCGCAGCAACAAGCGCAGCAGAAGGCTCAAGACCCTGTGGTACAGATGCAGCAAGCAGAACTACAGATCAAGCAGCAAGAAGTGCAGCGTAAAGCGGCTAAAGACCAGCTAGACGCGCAGATGAAGCAGGCAGAGCTAGAGCTAAAAGCTCGTGACCAGATGCAAGATGCTCAGATAGATCAAGCCGAACTGGCTATCAAACAGCAGGAGCTACAGATTGATGCTCAAAAGGCAGGCGCTAAACTTGCCGCAGATAGAAGGAAAGACAACACAAAACTAGATCTTGACTTGCTCAAGGCTATGCAAGACTCCAATAACAACCGAGGCCAATAATGGCTACAACCGTCTTAGACGTGCTTAAAGACAAAATCGAGTCTGATAAAGACTCTGCACTACAATTTCTCAGTGGTGGGGGAGCTAAAGACTTTTCCATGTACAAGGAAACCACAGGTTTGATTCGAGGTCTCGAAACCTGTCTGGGCTATGTAGATGACCTCTCGCGAAATTTGGAGTACGACGATGAGTGAAGCTGTTGACACAGTTGAAGAGTTAGAGGCACAACTACCCGTCCCTGTGGGCTACAGGGTGTTGGTTGCACTACCGCAGATTGAAGAAACTTTTGATGGTACTGACTTACTAAAGACCGACACCACAAAAAGCCAAGAGTACGTGATGTCGATTATCGGCCTTGTAATGGATATGGGCGAACAAGCCTATAATGACGCTGAGAGGTTTCCTACTGGGCCTTGGTGTAAACAAGGTGATTATGTAATGTTTCGTGCTAATTCAGGCACAAGATTCAAGGTAGGTGAGGTAGAGTATCGTTTGATGAATGATGACTCTATTGAAGCTGTTGTAGCAGATCCCCGTGGCGTATCACGAGCGTAAGGAAGAAAAATGCCGTTTCAAAAAGTCGAATATAGTTTTCCTGATGAAGAGAAAGAAGACTCTATAGTGATAGAAGATTCTGGGGAGGTAGAGATTGATCTATCTGGCAAGAAGACTGCGGAAGAGTATGCAAATACTCCTGCTGAACCTGAAGTCGAAGCTAAGTCAGAACCGGATGAGTTGGACATTGAGATTGTGGATGATACGCCAGAGGCTGATCGTGACCGCAAGCCATCTGAGCCGCCGTCTGACGTTACTGACGAAGAGCTTGAAGGCTACTCTAAAAAGGTACGTGACCGGATCAAGCACATCAATAAAGGCTATCACGACGAGCGTCGGGCTAAAGAATCAGCCGAGCGAGAGCGACGAGAGTTAGAATCCCTCGCCCAGAGACTTGTTGAAGAGAACAAGACGTTGAAAGGCAACGTCAGCAAGAATCAGGAGGCACTTCTTGAGCAAGCCAAGCGTAATGCTGCTATTGAAATGGAGAGCGCCAAGCGCTCTTACAAGGTAGCATACGACGAAGGTAACGCTGATGCGTTACTGGAAGCACAAGAGAAGCTAACTACAGCGAAGTTAAAGTCAGATAAGCTGGATAACTTCCATATACCATCTTTACAGGATGAAGAAACTGCTGTACAAGACACTCAAACACCGGCTGTACAGGAGTACGCCCGCGATACAAAAGCCGAGGAGTGGCGAGCAGCTAATCCTTGGTTTGATGAAGACCCTGAAATGCAGAGCCTTGCATACGGGATACATCACAAATTGATTAAAGAGGGTGTAAGCCCTCAAGACGAAGAATACTACGAGCGCATTGACGCCCGTATGCGAGAGGTATTTCCCGATTATTTCGGAGAAATCCCTTCAGAGGCACAAGAGAAACGAAAGCAACGGCCAAATGTGGTTGCACCCGCTACGCGGAGCACAGCACCTAAAAAGGTGACACTATCGCAAACACAGGTCGCGCTTGCTAAGAGACTCGGAGTACCACTGGAAGAATACGCCAGACAGGTTGCATTAGAAATGAGGAACGGATAATGGCCGAAAATAGAATCAAGCGTGACAGCGAAACTCGTGAAACGAAGACCCGTAAAAAATCTTGGCAGCGGCCAGAGGTATTACCTACCCCTGATCCAGAAGACGGGTATGCGTTTCGTTGGGTTCGTGTTTCTATGTTAGGTCAGGTAGATGCTACTAACGTATCCTCAAAATTGCGCGAAGGTTGGGAACCCGTAAGGGCCGAAGACTACCCACAGTTCACAGTGTTGAACGTGGAGCAGGAAAAGTTTGCTGATAACATCGTCCAAGGTGGACTCATGCTGTGCAAAGCACCTCAAGAAATCGTAGCTGAGAGAACCGAACACTACGAACAGCAATCCAGAAACCAAATACAGTCTGTGGATAACAACCTGATGCGTGAAAATGACGCGCGTATGCCTTTGTTTAACGAAAGAAAGACAAAGGTGACTTTTGGTAACGGAACCTAACAGGAGCTAAAAATGGCTTATCCGACTGTAGACGGCCCATATGGGCTTGTTCCGGTCAAACTGCTAAGTGGAGTCCCTTATGTTGGAACCGTACGTCACTACAGCATTGCTAGTGGCTACGGAACCGCGATTTTCTACGGGGACGCTGTTAAGTTAGTGACCGGCGGCACCGTTGAGCGTGATACGTTTGACGCTGCTATGACTCCAATTGGAGTTTTCATGGGTGTTTCATACACCGATCCCAACACTAATCAAAAGACCTTTAGGCAAAACTACATTGCTAGCACCGCCGCTTCTGATCTTGAAGCATATGTGTGTGATGCAACTGATGTATTGTTTAAGGCTGCTGTTGTGTCTTCTGGCACGACGATTGGTGACTTGGCGATAACTGACATTGGCGCGAATGTAGCTGGTGTAGACAATACTGGGGACAGCATTTCGGGTAATTCCCGTAGCGCCATCTCTGATACGTCTGCCACTACAGCAACGCTCCCATTCCGCATTGTTGACTTGGTTCAAGAAACCAAGAACAGCTCTGGCGGGTTCACTGAAGCCTATGTGAAGTGGAATGCAGGTCATGCGTTCGACAACACCACTGGCGTATAAGGAGTAGAGTAAAATGGCTATTTCAAGAGCGCAATTACTTAAAGAACTCCTGCCCGGACTGAACGCTTTGTTTGGAATGGAGTATGCTAAGTACGGTGAAGAGCACAAAGAAATCTTTGAAGCAGAGACTTCTGACCGCTCATTTGAAGAAGAAACCAAGTTGTCAGGTTTCTCCGCAGCCCCCGTCAAAGACGAAGGTTCTGCGATTGAGTATGACAACGCACAAGAAGCATTTACTGCTCGCTATACGCACGAAACCATTGCTATGGGCTTCAGTGTTACCGAGGAAGCAATCGAAGATAACCTCTACGATTCGCTGTCAGCTCGTTACACGAAGGCTCTGGCACGGGCTATGGCGTACACCAAGCAGGTTAAAGGTGCTGCAATTTTGAACAATGCGTTTGCTGCTGGCACCACTTACGGTGACGGACAGACTCTGTGTTCAACTGCACACCCGCTTGTTTCTGGTGGTACCAACTCAAACCGTCCCGCTGTCGCGGCTGATCTTAACGAGACTTCTTTGGAAGCCGCCGTTATCCAGATCGCTGGTTGGACTGATGAGCGTGGTCTGTTGATCGCAGCACGTCCTCGTAAGCTGGTCATCCCACCCAATCTGATGTTTGTGGCAACTCGTTTGCTGGAGACTGAAGGTCGAGTCGGAACCGCTGACAACGATCTGAACGCGATCCGCAGCAATGGATCAATCCCAGAAGGCTACACAGTCAATCACTATCTGACTGACACAGATGCTTTCTTCTTGACCACTGACGTACCGAATGGCTTGAAGCACTTTGTTCGTACCCCGATGGCTACATCTATGGATGCAGACTTCGATACGGGCAACTCGCGCTATAAAGCCCGCGAGCGATACTCTTTTGGCGTGTCCGACCCACTTGGGATTTTCGGTTCACCCGGAGCGTAAAACGCTGCATGAGAAGGGGCACATTGTTGCCCCTTTTCTTTTTCTACTGTATAAGTAGATTATCCCTGACAGGCGCATACTGTGCCTGACACAACCCACGACAGGAGATACACATGGGTACTACAACCTTCTCTGGTGCTATTCGTTCAGAAAGCACGGTCAAAACCATCAGTAAGAACGCCACGTCAGGCACAATTACAGAGGTGGTAACGCTTGGTGACGGGCCTGTTAGCCTTGCCGATAGCAATGTAACGCTTACTAACGCGACTCACAGTGGACGAGTTCTTCTTGTTCCAGACGGTGGTCAAGATAATACTTATACGCTTCCGGCTCCTATTGCTGGATCTGTTTTTAAGTTTGTCTACGCTGGTGGCGCTGCTGATGCTACGGACGCGCTTATTGTTACTCCCGGCAACACTAATTTTTACATTGGCGGTGTTACTTTCTTAGATACGGACGGCAATGAAGTTAGCTCGGTATTCTCTGATGGAAACTCCAATAGCAGCATACAGTTGAATGTTCCTGCTGGTTTTGAAGTGACCATTATCGGTCTTAACACCACCAACTATCAGATCTTTGGAAATGTAACGAGCACAACCGCTCCTGCATTCGCTGACCAGTAATAGGAGGTAGTTATGGCTGATGCTGTAACCTCACAGACTCTGATTGATGGCCCGACGCATACGGTGATGAAGCTAACCAACGTGTCAGATGGCTCTGGTGAGTCTGCTGTTACTAAAGTTGATGTTAGTGCTCTACAGCCTAACCAGAACGGAATAGCCTGCACGGGTGTAAAAATAGAACGTATCTGGTGGCAGTGTATCGGCATGAAAGTGCAGATACTGTTTGACGCTAGCACTGACCAGTTCTGCATTGAGCTAGGTGAAAACCAGAGTGGTAATCACGATTACACTGTATTCGGTGGTTTAACCAACAATGCAGGATCTGGTAAAACAGGTGACATCAACTTTACTACGGTAGGGCACACTAGCGCAGATACGTACACAATTATTTTGTACATGCGTAAAGACTTCTAAACGTGCGTAGCTACTACAAAAAGGCATCGCCATGCCCCTCGTTCAAAAAAGGTGGTATGGCGGGCATGTCTGTAAAGAGTGGGGACAAGCGACCCACTAAGTCCGGTGCTGGTATGACAGCGAAAGGCGTTGCTAAGTACAGACGGCAAAACCCCGGTAGTAAGCTACAAACCGCAGTGACAGAGAAGAAGCCTACAGGCAAACGCGCAGCACGTAGAAAGTCGTTCTGTGCGCGTTCTGCGGGGCAAATGAAAAAATTTCCAAAAGCAGCCAAAGATCCTAACTCAAGGTTAAGACAGGCAAGGAAGAGGTGGAACTGTTAGATGGCATACTTGCAAAGTAACATCCCGTACTTTAAGTGCTGGGTGCGAAAGGAGTACACACACAATCACGAGAAGTACCACGGCGAATTTATTCACGCTATGGCGATTGCAGTAACAACGATGCCAACTAGGTGTTTGAGTTTTCAGGTAATTTTTACTGGGGCTGAAACATACGACGAAGAAGACGAACCCAATGTGCATGGAGGTGCAATGTGGGCACGGATGCCGATTACAGCGTTGGTAGGAGACACCCCGTTAGAGGAGTGGCCCGAACCTATGCCTGTATGGGCAGCACAGCCTTGGGATTGCAGTTCGAGGGATCACGCTGTGTACGTGCTTGATAGAGCTACACCGTGTCCTTGGATGGCTAAGATTGACGGGGAAATGTACCCCGCGAAGTATATGTTCACAGTGGACTATACGAACAACGAGATTGCTGATGACCCTGCACAACACAAGCAGAGTCATGTGATGGAGCTGTTAGATGCTGGCCCATATACGGGTAACATCGTGGCTCTGCCAAATAATAGGGTGCGGGTGACACACCCCGCTTGGTTTGAAACGGGGGAAGGCGCACCAGATTTTCGCCCTTCTCAACACATTCACTACAGCAAGTCTGATTTGGACTACACGCTCGACGTGAATCAAGTGTTCGATAATCTGTACGCGGATAAGGAGTAAGACATGGGGTTGTTTGATAGGTTGACTAGGAAAAGACAAGACGCCGCACCTAAAAGAACCACTCGTCGTGGTAAAGGGCCGGGGCGCACACGACAGACTCGTGTGGACGATTTGGAGCAGGTAAGGGATAAGAGAAGACCGCAAGGTGTAACGTCTCCAATAAAAGACGCTACGAAGGCCACCGTGCCACCTACAACGTCTAGCGTAGCGGCACCGGAGAGAACTCCCACAAAGACTACAAACGACCAGAGTTCTCCAGCTTCGGGGCTTGCTAATGTAACAGGCACGGAACAAGGGAAAACTAATGGTGTCCGACGTAACGTAGGTTCTGGTAGAGAAAAGAAAGCCAATGTTACGCGAGAGCAGCTACAGAAAACTGGTTTGTCGCTGCGTGACTATCTTAACTTTATGGATAAGAACGATAGACGACCCAGATCTAAAGCTGATTCAGAAGCCGCTAAAAAACTTACAGCAGGGTTCAAGGCAAAGAAAGCCAAAAAGATGATGGGTGGCGGCATGATGAAGTCGAAAATGAAAGCTAAAGGCATGAAAGCTGGCGGTAAGATGAAGCCCAAAGGTTACAGTGCCGGTGGCCCACTGAAGAAAGCACCAGAAGGCAATACGGGACTCAAAAAGCTACCAAAGCAAGTCCGCAACAAGATGGGCTTCATGGCTGGCGGCGGCATGATGAAGACCAAAGGCATGAAAGCTGGCGGTAAAATGAAAGCCAAAGGCGGTGCTACAGGCGGTAAGAAGCAGAAGGTTCGCGGTGCCGGTATCGAGCGGAAAGGTCTACGTAAGGCTAAAATGCGATGAGACACTATTACAAGTCAGGCGGTAAGGTGAAGTCGGGCGGTAAGATCTGCCCGAAAGGCAAGGCGTGGGCCAAGCGTACGTTCGATACCTACCCGTCTGCTTATGCGAACATGGCAGCTTCTAAGTATTGCAAAGACCCTAACTATGCTAAGGGCAGCAAGAAGAAGAGTAAGTAATGGGTCAGCTTAAACAGTGGCGGGATCAGCAGTGGGTTCGTATTGGCACCGATGGCAAGATCAAAGGGCCGTGCGGTACGTCGAAAGACAAAAAGAACCCTGATCGCTGCCTACCCAAAGCTAAGGCACAGTCACTGAGCCAGTCTGAACGTGCTACCACAGCACGTAAGAAGAAAAAGGCAGGTGCCACAGGACAGCAGGTAGTATCTAATACTCCCAAAGCCAAGGTTAAAACAGCGAAAGCTGGTGGCCCGATACGCGCAAATCACAAAGGCTGTGGCGCAGTAATGAATAAGCGTAGGAAGAAGACGCTGTACGTACAAGGTAATAGGCCATGACAACATCTGGAACAACAGCATTTGATATGGACTTCACGGAGATCGCTGAAGAAGCGTGGGAACGTGCAGGTCGTGAAATGCGTTC